CACTTAAACCAGTGAAGGAGTTTTTGACAAACAAAACTATCAAAAGGATTGATACCAGTGATTGGCCCGAAGCAGTAATAGTTTTTACTGATGATACAGCTGTGAGATTGATACCTTGTGTTGATGTCAAAAATTCACTTACCTTTACAGGAGGAGATGTAAGTGTGTCTCCTTATATCCTAGCTACTCCATTGAAGCTGGAGAATGGAGAGTTTAAAGTTGTTCAATTGGAAATTCACTGAGGAGGTTATACGGTGAAGGACCACAAAAATGAGTGGTTAGCGAAAGTGTTTCCTCTTTGGTTCAAAGTAATCAAAGGTAATCCTTATAGGTTGCCTATAGGAAAGGTATTACGAGGGCGATACAAAGATGGCGATGCTTCTCCATTTCCCGTAGAATTACAAGGCAATCAAATGTATCAAATGAAGTTGGAAGAAGTTGAAGAAATTAAATGAAGGAGAGAAACATGGATAAAGAGGAATTAGCGCAGATATTAAAGGAACACAAAAAGTGGTTGACAGGGAAGGGAGGAGGAACTAAAGCTGATTTAAGAGGAGTTGATTTAAAAGGAGTTGATTTTTCAAAGGCTAACTTGAGAAAAGCTAACTTTAAAGACGCTAATCTTACAGGAGCTAACTTTAGAGAAGCTAATCTTAGCTGGGCTAATCTTCAAAGAGCCGATCTTAGAGAAGCTAATCTCATAGGAGCTAATCTTAAGAAAGCTATTCTCGCGGAAGTTGATCTCCAAGGAGCCGATCTCACGGAAGTTGATCTCACGGGAGCTAACCTCTGGAGAGCTAATCTTAAGGAAGCTGATCTCGCGAGGGCTGATCTCAGAGGAGTTGATCTCAGGGAAGTTGATCTCTCGAGAGCTAATCTTACAGGAGCTAATCTCAGGAAAGCTATTCTCACGGAAGGTGATCTTGAGGAAGCTAATCTCACAGGAGCTGACCTTTGGAGAGCTAATCTTAAGGAAGCTGATCTCGCGAGGGCTGATCTCAGAGGAGTTGATCTCACAGGAGCTGATCTTAGGGAAGCTAATCTCACAGAGGCTGACTTTAGGGAAGCTAATCTTAAGGAAGCTATTCTCACGGAAGCTGATCTTAGAGGAGTTAATCTCAAGGATGCCAGAATAAATTATTTGACCACGGGCATCCACCCAGCACCGGAAGGAGATCTAATTGGTTGGGGAAAGAAAGACGGGTACATCGTCAAACTCCTCATCCCTAAAGAAGCTCGCCGGTCATGTGCTACAACAAGAAAGTATAGAGCAGAATATGCTATTTGTTTAGAGGTAGAGGGAACAGATGAGGTAATAGTAAAGAATAGTCATGCTACCGCCGTTTATCGACCTGGAGAAAAGGTGGTAGCACATGAATGGTGTGAGGATAGATGGCAAGAATGTGCGGGAGGAATTCATTTCTTTCTGACTAGAGAAGAAGCAGAAGCATGGGGTTAGATAAATAGTAGAAGGAGGAAAACATGAATAAGGAGGAATTAGCGCAAATATTAAAGAACCACGAAAAGTGGCTGACAGGAAAAAAGGGAACAAAAGCTAATCTGGAAGAGGTTGATTTGAGAGGAGTTGATCTCACAAGAGCTGATCTTAGGGAAGCTAATCTCAGAGGAGCCGACCTCTGGAGAGCTAATCTCTGGAGAGCTGATCTCTGGGGAGCTAACCTCAGAGAAGCTAACCTCAGAGGAGCTGATCTCTGGGAAGCTAACCTTTGGGAAGCTAATCTCAGAGGAGCTAATCTCTGGGAAGCTAACCTCTGGAGAGCTAATCTTAAGGAAGCTGATCTCACAGGCGCTGATCTCAGAGGAGCTGATCTCACAGGCGCTGATCTCACGGGAGCTAATCTCAGGGATATCAGAATAAATTATTTAACCGTGGGTATCCACCCAGCACCAGAAGGGGATCTAATTGGTTGGGGAAAGAAAAACGGCCACATCGTCAAACTCCTTATCCCTAAAGAAGCTCGCCGGTCATGTGCTACAACAAGAAAGTATAGAGCAGAATATGCTATTTGTTTGGAAATCGAAGGAGCAGATGAGGTAAAAGTAGAAAATTACTATGCTACTGCGATTTACCGGTCCGGAGAAAAAGTGGTAGCACATGAGTGGTGTGAGGATAGATGGCAAGAATGTGCAGGAGGAATTCATTTCTTCCTGACTAGAGAGGAAGCAGAAAATTGGGTTGACTCAAAGGAGGTAAACCATGATTAAAGAAGTGTTCCTTTTCACAAACCGGAATTTACTCGTCCTTGATGAAAAAGGTGAGCAAATAGCTGATATACAAAGAGTGATAGGATGGGGAACTGAATGGTTTGAGCATGAACGCGAAGAAGAGGCTTTAGAAAGGATTATTCAAGATAGACCTAAAATTTACTTAGCGAATTATGTTAAAGGATGGAAGCATGAAATTACTGTTGATGAATTTTGTTCACTGCTGGGTCACGGGCCTTGGTATTGGGAAAAGTATAAGAAAAGTAAGGCTAATAAAGAGGAAGAGTATTGACATCCTCTCTTACCCAGAGGGAAGGGGCCTTGCAGGCTCAAATTAGAAAAAGAAGAAAGTGCTCAGGGGGTTGAAATGTTACATTTATGGCACCGCTGGAAATATGTGTACAAATATTCAGGTACTGAATGTTTCGAAGAAGTAGAACTTCCTCAATTTAGACGCGCTTATAGAATTTGTACGCAGTGCGGCAAAGTGCAAGAACGTTTTACGCACTTTGATGGTGGCGTGTCTTGGTATAACTTACACGGAGTCAAGAAAAGAATCTTAATGCGGAGACTTGTTGATAAAGGAGACCACTATTATCTTCGGCCACGTGCACAAGTCAAAAGTACTGACGCCGCGCATAAGCGCCGATTAAAACAATTATTGATTGATTATGCTCTAATTTTCGATGATGTTAAACTTTCGTCCGGTAGTCAAAGTACCTACTATATTGATGCTAGAATGGTTACAACTTCGTCAGAAGGAGCGTCAATTATAGCTGAGATAATGAGAGATGTAATTGAAGAGGTTGATGCAGTTGGTGGCCCTACAATTGGTGCTGATCCAATACTTGGAGCACTTGCGGGCAAAGGTTACTATCGTACTTTTATCATCAGAAAAGAGCCTAAAGAATACGGCTTGTGTAAATGGATTGAAGGTCAGCTTACAGAGAAAGACAAGAGAGTGGCTATTGTAGATGATGTGGCAACAACAGGGCGTTCTCTGGTGAAAGCAATCCAAACTGTCAAGGGCCACTTTCCTCATATCAACATAGCTAAGGTCGTGGTCCTGGTTGATCGTGAGGAAGGGGCGAAAGAAGCCTTAAGCGAGCACAATTATCAATTAGTTAGTATTTTTAAAGCAAGTGAATTGATTAAAAAGTTGAAGGAAAAACAAAAAGAGGAATAGGCAGATGGATACATATAGAAAAAAGCCGGTTATAGTAAAAAGCAGAGCAATGGATGGGGAATTTACACCTGAGCTATTAGAGGCCTTACAATTGAGCGGGCGTCGTTTTGCTAAAGCCAGCGATGGAGATTTGCTAATTTCAACACTGAAGGGTATCATGCGAGCAACTAAAGAGGATTATATCATTTTGGTGTTAATGGCGAGCCATACCCCCGCAAGCCCGATATTTTTGAAAGAACTTATGAAAAAGAAAGTGATAAAGGCGGTGTAACTATGTCAGAACAAGTATTTGCCATACAGATGGTTATGGTAATGCGTTCAGACCTTCCTGATATTGTAGAGCGTCCTTGCGACAATTGTTTTTTCAAGGAAGGTTGCCCGTTTTCTGAGTTTTTGATTGTGGATTGTCCTATGGTAGATAAAAAGCCAACAGAGGAAGATCAGGCCATGATTTTTGTGCCACAAGAAGGAAGACAGGTAAAGAGGAGGGATTATTGAGAAAGATTTTTATTGATGAAAGAGAGGTATATAATAGACCTAAATGAACGTAGAGCAAAGTTTGTTTATGAAGGGGCTAGGTTACACGCTGTTCAATTACGGTGTCCTGTCATTCCAAAACCATGGGATGAGCGGGAAAAGGAATTTAAAGAGCAATTCAGGGATTTAACTGCGGACTTGTGTTCTGGTAAAAAGAAATTTCAAAACTCCGAAGAGGCTCATAACTCATGGATGAAGAAATACCTTGAAAATGGGATGGAAGTATGGCGAAAAATATGATCCAGAAAACAAAATTCATCCAGACTTAGTGCCTTACAATAAACTTCCCTTAGAAGAACAAGTCAAAGATGAGGTATTTGTCCGGCTAGTTGAAATCGCACGGGACTGTATTTGGTAAATAAGGACACCAACGATGACAGAGAGGAAAATTGACTTCATTGACCTAATAGCAAATGACATCCTAAGCCTAGCCAAAAACTGACCCGTAAGTGGCGAGGTTGCTGCTATCCACGGAGTATGGATTGAAGGTCAGCTTACAGAGAAAGATGAAAGAGTAGCTATCATAGATGATGTAGCAACGACTGGGCGTTCTTTGGTGAAAGCAATCCAAACCGTCAAGGATCACTTTCCCCACATTTAAGTGGTTAAGATAGTAGTATTAGTTGATCGTGAAGAAGGTGTGGAACAAGTTTTGACCAAACACGGTTTTTCAGTTGGTTAGTATTTTCAAGGTAAGTCAGTTAATTTCTAAAGGAGGTAATGAAAAATGATAGTTGAAACACATAAGTGTGAGTGGTGTGGAAAGATCACTCTCGATGTTCATGCGGAAAAAGGATGGGTCTTTTTTGACGACCTTGGAACGCATATTGTTAAAGGAGAAACTGGAGAAGGTTGTTCCAGTTTCATTACGTCTTTCGAATCTCTTAGGTATACGGGCAGTGGCTCTCTTGATTTCTGTTCGTTAAAGTGTTTCTTAGGTTGGTTACTATTATCTAATAGAACTAACGGAGACCGTAGTTTGCCTTCGGAAAAACGAAAGCAGCTCGTAGAAGAGTTGTTGAAAAGTAGTGGAATTATACAGACCTGTGATTCGTTTCTAACTAAGAGACAGGAGAATGAAAGCGGTATGAACCTAAGTGAGCAGAAAGAAGATTGAAAACATACTCTGTTTAGTGGGAGGTGTTTATTTATGGATTTAAAAGAAATGCTCTCGGTAGCGAAGAAGAAAGCAGATTCAAAGTATGAAGAATGCCCAGAATGTGAGGAGATTGCAAAGGATCTTATGCGCAGGTTTCCTAACCTCTTAGAACATGCTAAGGAGGCTAACATTAGGTATTTGAAGAAGTGGAGTGAGAAGTCTCGTTACTTAGGCAAATGTTCAAGAGCGACTGGAAAATGGGCTTATTTAACCGGCTACGATTACGTAATTGAAGTATGGGCTGATTGGTGGGCAGGTGCGGAGCTGCAAGAAAAGGAAGCTTTGTTACTCCACGAGCTTCGTCATATCGTGAAAAGTATAACTAGTCAAGGAAAGGTCAAGTGGGGGCTGCGTCAACATGATGTGGAAGAGTTCTTTGATGTAGTTCGTATTTATGGCGCTTGGGATAATTCTCTTATGAAGTTGAAGAAAGTGTTAGAGGAGAGTGAAAATGAAAGTTGTGCAAGGGAAGAACACACTGATTAATTGGCGCTTTTCGCCATATACGGGCGAACCTGAAGTTGATTCTTGCTTAGTTGTGAGAACTTACCCGAAGAGCTTCTTGGAAGTAGCAGCTCAACTAGCACCTCCTGAAGTGCAGAAGGAACTAGAAGCTGAGGCTAGTGCTATTCGGGCCTTTTTCCTGCGACGACGTCATCATAGTGAATTACGTTTGTTGAATTTGAAGGATCTGGAACTGACACTTGAGGGTGCAGAATTTTTGGTCAAGGAGGTTTTGCCTAAAGAGAGGTTGCTAGAATTGAGCAAATAGGAGGGTTTTCATGAGCGCTGCTCAAATCAAAGAGTTGAAACAAACATGCTTTGCTTGTCCTTCTCAATGGGAGATTAAACTCGTTGACGGAAGGATGGTTTATGTTAGATATCGATGGGGCTATTTAAGTATAAAGATTTCTCCTAGTGTTACAGATGACATATTTGACGCGGTGAGAGGTAAGGAAATTCTAGGAGTACAACTAGGTTGTGGTTTAGATGGAGAGATTACCGAAGAAGATATGATGGCGTATCTTACTAAGGCTTTGAAGGGTATTACACCCGTTGAAGAGGAGGTGTAGGATGGAGTTTGATGTAGTTAGAGAGTTTAGTGAAAGATGTTTTGATGTAGTGAGCCCTTTCCGCATGACACCGCAAGGACAGGTGGTTTTAGAAGGACAATTTTATCCCTTAACAGACTGGGCTAGGCAGCAAGTTTGTAAGTTAGCTGGATGTACACCTAAGTTCTTTGAGGCATTGGTTGAACATGAAGAATGTGAGGTTTTCAACAAAGTAGTTGGGGACAAGATCCTCTTATTCAGAGGTGTCCGCGATTCTTCAGAGGATTATATTCGCGCTGTACTAAGTACACAGTACAACACTAGCATAAGTAACGTTTGGGTGATAGACGAGATAATCAAAAAGGTCAACTTCGTAAAGGTACTAGCTAGTAAGGACGTCCAAATTAGCCTCGAGAAATTTGATGAAGACTTCTTAGGTGTTGGAGTTAGTGCTGGTGATATTGGACTTTTAGTCCTCAATGGAGAAACAGGACGTGTTGCTTTGTCTTTCTTAGTTAAAGTAGTACTTAACGGATTTCCTCTAACTACCGTAATTCACAGAAAAATTCACACTAATTTAGACCCAACTGTTACTGAGGACATATTACTGGAAAGTGTGACAACAGTAGTTACTAAGGTAAACTCTCTAACTGCAGATGTGTTGGAGAGAAAATTCAAAGTAAGGAAAGTTGATCTGAGACTGTTTTCTTACCCTCGAGAAGTAAAATCTGTTCTCTTTGATTTACCTCGACTTAAAGTAGATGACGTGACCGAAATTACCCTCTCGCAGTTACTTGAAAGAGCGAAGGAGATAGAAGACTTTAGGTGGAGCTTGATCTTGAGTTGTGATCTGTATAATGTTTGTACATCATTTACGACTTACGTAAAGGAAGGGTGGATCGTAAGATGGCCGGTGAGAACGAATTGGCTAAAATGAGATTCGATCAGATTTTAAGTGCGGATCTGAGTTTGTACCGAGATATTATTCAATGGTCTGCTGTTTTGTTTAGCTACAATTTACCCGGAGTTCCTGATTCGGTATTGATTGAACTGTACTACAAATGGTTAGGTAAACTACCTATCTCTAAACAGGCTCGTGCCGCGAGCGCGTTTTTCTTAGGGTTAAGTCGGGGGCAACAATACTCTTTGGGCAGCTTTTTCGAGGAACCCGTCTTCATTAAGAAACAAGATGAGCGTAACCTCGAGCTTAATCATAACAGCCCTTTTTTGAGTGAATCAGCGGGCCTTTCACAACAGGATATTACTGAAGTGTTCGATATCGATGTTAACTCTTTCTGCCTCGTTGACGTTGTTAAGAAGTGGTTTGAAGAGGGAAAGACTTTAGAACAAATTTGTGTCTTGTCTTTTCTTTGTGGTGAGAGCTACTTCAAAGCCCGGATAAAGGAGATTCAGTAAAAGTTGAGGGGGTACCTATAGTGGGTAAAGGTGATGATTTCGAACGTGATCAGTGCCGGTTCTTATCTCTTTGGTGGACTAAAGGGGCGCGAGATGACATTTTCTGGCGTAATAGAAGGCACCGTACTATTAAGGATCCGACTGGACGTCATCAACTTGGAGATATAACAGCTCTTCAACCGGAAGGAATCCCTTTTGTTGAGATATTCAATGTAGAACTCAAAACAGGTTACTCAAAAACTAAGAAAGGAAAAAGGGTCAAGAACATACCTTGGGATGTACTTGACCTAATAGATCATACAGGATCAGAACCTCAAGATCCAGTGTTACTTCGTTTTTGGGAGCAGACATACAAAGACGCCTCTTTGAGTAAAAGGTTACCTCTCTTGATTTTTAAGAGAGATTATCACGTTCCTGTCGTTTGTATTGAAGAAGGTACCCTTCGTTCCTTGATTCCTCGCCTAGAAGAACCCTCCTACCCACGGGTCCAATTCTCAAGGGATGATATCGCTTTGGTAATGTTCCGAGAGGAACATTTTTTTAGTTGGTTAACTCCTGAGGTAGTGAAAGAAATTCATCGCGGTTACTGATACTGAAATACAGTACTAATTAGTCGCGCGTATTTTCGCACAAAATCATAGGAATTTGCGCAGTTCTTTGTTCAGAGTATGTCTTAGTATTGCTAGTAGGGGAACCATCACAAATTCGCGCATTTTGTGAGTTTTAGTTACTTTATGGTTCAACAAAGCCCTCAATTAGTTGCCTTAGTACGAATAGGAGAGGTTGTTACGTCCGTTTGAACCTAGGAGGGGTTCCCTTTGAACTCCCCATTGTCACATGATCAGGTGCTAAAGCATCCAGCTTTCTCTGCATGAAGTTTGTAAAGTTATTACAAACCTGCGGTCCATAGGAACTAATAAACTTATATAGGAACCAATAAACTTATATAGGAACCAATAAACTTATATAAGATTATACAAATTTATGTTTTCGGAACTGAGTTTCGAGGGTTTTTGGAAAAGTTTCGAGGGTTTTTGGAAAAGTTTCGAGGGTTTTTGGAAAAGTTTCGAGGGTTTTGGGAAATTTTGACGGTCTAACTCGGTGAAATCCTTAGCAAATTTTGCTTAATAAGATTTAATAAGATCTTATAAGATCTTATTAAATCTTATTAAGCAAAATTTGCTAAGGATTTCACCGAGTTAGACCGTCAAAATTTCCCAAAACCCTCGAAACTTTTCCAAAAACCCTCGAAACTTTTCCAAAAACCCTCGAAACTTTTCCAAAAACCCTCGAAACTCAGTTCCGAAAACATAAATTTGTATAATCTTATATAAGTTTATTGGTTCCTATATAAGTTTATTGGTTCCTATATAAGTTTATTAGTTCCTATGGACCGCAGGTTTGTAATAACTTTACAAACTTCATGCAGAGAAAGCTGGATGCTTTAGCACCTGATCATGTGACAATGGGGAGTTCAAAGGGAACCCCTCCTAGGTTCAAACGGACGTAACAACCTCTCCTATTCGTACTAAGGCAACTAATTGAGGGCTTTGTTGAACCATAAAGTAACTAAAACTCACAAAATGCGCGAATTTGTGATGGTTCCCCTACTAGCAATACTAAGACATACTCTGAACAAAGAACTGCGCAAATTCCTATGATTTTGTGCGAAAATACGCGCGACTAATTAGTACTGTATTTCAGTATCAGTAACCGCGATGAATTTCTTTCACTACCTCAGGAGTTAACCAACTAAAAAAATGTTCCTCTCGGAACATTACCAAAGCGATATCATCCCTTGAGAATTGGACCCGTGGGTAGGAGGGTTCTTCTAGGCGAGGAATCAAGGAACGAAGGGTACCTTCTTCAATACAAACGACAGGAACGTGATAATCTCTCTTAAAAATCAAGAGAGGTAACCTTTTACTCAAAGAGGCGTCTTTGTATGTCTGCTCCCAAAAACGAAGTAACACTGGATCTTGAGGTTCTGATCCTGTATGATCTATTAGGTCAAGTACATCCCAAGGTATGTTCTTGACCCTTTTTCCTTTCTTAGTTTTTGAGTAACCTGTTTTGAGTTCTACATTGAATATCTCAACAAAAGGGATTCCTTCCGGTTGAAGAGCTGTTATATCTCCAAGTTGATGACGTCCAGTCGGATCCTTAATAGTACGGTGCCTTCTATTACGCCAGAAAATGTCATCTCGCGCCCCTTTAGTCCACCAAAGAGATAAGAACCGGCACTGATCACGTTCGAAATCATCACCTTTACCCACTATAGGTACCCCCTCAACTTTTACTGAATCTCCTTTATCCGGGCTTTGAAGTAGCTCTCACCACAAAGAAAAGACAAGACACAAATTTGTTCTAAAGTCTTTCCCTCTTCAAACCACTTCTTAACAACGTCAACGAGGCAGAAAGAGTTAACATCGATATCGAACACTTCAGTAATATCCTGTTGTGAAAGGCCCGCTGATTCACTCAAAAAAGGGCTGTTATGATTAAGCTCGAGGTTACGCTCATCTTGTTTCTTAATGAAGACGGGTTCCTCGAAAAAGCTGCCCAAAGAGTATTGTTGCCCCCGACTTAACCCTAAGAAAAACGCGCTCGCGGCACGAGCCTGTTTAGAGATAGGTAGTTTACCTAACCATTTGTAGTACAGTTCAATCAATACCGAATCAGGAACTCCGGGTAAATTGTAGCTAAACAAAACAGCAGACCATTGAATAATATCTCGGTACAAACTCAGATCCGCACTTAAAATCTGATCGAATCTCATTTTAGCCAATTCGTTCTCACCGGCCATCTTACGATCCACCCTTCCTTTACGTAAGTCGTAAATGATGTACAAACATTATACAGATCACAACTCAAGATCAAGCTCCACCTAAAGTCTTCTATCTCCTTCGCTCTTTCAAGTAACTGCGAGAGGGTAATTTCGGTCACGTCATCTACTTTAAGTCGAGGTAAATCAAAGAGAACAGATTTTACTTCTCGAGGGTAAGAAAACAGTCTCAGATCAACTTTCCTTACTTTGAATTTTCTCTCCAACACATCTGCAGTTAGAGAGTTTACCTTAGTAACTACTGTTGTCACACTTTCCAGTAATATGTCCTCAGTAACAGTTGGGTCTAAATTAGTGTGAATTTTTCTGTGAATTACGGTAGTTAGAGGAAATCCGTTAAGTACTACTTTAACTAAGAAAGACAAAGCAACACGTCCTGTTTCTCCATTGAGGACTAAAAGTCCAATATCACCAGCACTAACTCCAACACCTAAGAAGTCTTCATCAAATTTCTCGAGGCTAATTTGGACGTCCTTACTAGCTAGTACCTTTACGAAGTTGACCTTTTTGATTATCTCGTCTATCACCCAAACGTTACTTATGCTAGTGTTGTACTGTGTACTTAGTACAGCGCGAATATAATCCTCTGAAGAATCGCGGACACCTCTGAATAAGAGGATCTTGTCCCCAACTACTTTGTTGAAAACCTCACATTCTTCATGTTCAACCAATGCCTCAAAGAACTTAGGTGTACATCCAGCTAACTTACAAACTTGCTGCCTAGCCCAGTCTGTTAAGGGATAAAATTGTCCTTCTAAAACCACCTGTCCTTGCGGTGTCATGCGGAAAGGGCTCACTACATCAAAACATCTTTCACTAAACTCTCTAACTACATCAAACTCCATCCTACACCTCCTCTTCAACGGGTGTAATACCCTTCAAAGCCTTAGTAAGATACGCCATCATATCTTCTTCGGTAATCTCTCCATCTAAACCACAACCTAGTTGTACTCCTAGAATTTCCTTACCTCTCACCGCGTCAAATATGTCATCTGTAACACTAGGAGAAATCTTTATACTTAAATAGCCCCATCGATATCTAACATAAACCATCCTTCCGTCAACGAGTTTAATCTCCCATTGAGAAGGACAAGCAAAGCATGTTTGTTTCAACTCTTTGATTTGAGCAGCGCTCATGAAAACCCTCCTATTTGCTCAATTCTAGCAACCTCTCTTTAGGCAAAACCTCCTTGACCAAAAATTCTGCACCCTCAAGTGTCAGTTCCAGATCCTTCAAATTCAACAAACGTAATTCACTATGATGACGTCGTCGCAGGAAAAAGGCCCGAATAGCACTAGCCTCAGCTTCTAGTTCCTTCTGCACTTCAGGAGGTGCTAGTTGAGCTGCTACTTCCAAGAAGCTCTTCGGGTAAGTTCTCACAACTAAGCAAGAATCAACTTCAGGTTCGCCCGTATATGGCGAAAAGCGCCAATTAATCAGTGTGTTCTTCCCTTGCACAACTTTCATTTTCACTCTCCTCTAACACTTTCTTCAACTTCATAAGAGAATTATCCCAAGCGCCATAAATACGAACTACATCAAAGAACTCTTCCACATCATGTTGACGCAGCCCCCACTTGACCTTTCCTTGACTAGTTATACTTTTCACGATATGACGAAGCTCGTGGAGTAACAAAGCTTCCTTTTCTTGCAGCTCCGCACCTGCCCACCAATCAGCCCATACTTCAATTACGTAATCGTAGCCGGTTAAATAAGCCCATTTTCCAGTCGCTCTTGAACATTTGCCTAAGTAACGAGACTTCTCACTCCACTTCTTCAAATACCTAATGTTAGCCTCCTTAGCATGTTCTAAGAGGTTAGGAAACCTGCGCATAAGATCCTTTGCAATCTCCTCACATTCTGGGCATTCTTCATACTTTGAATCTGCTTTCTTCTTCGCTACCGAGAGCATTTCTTTTAAATCCATAAATAAACACCTCCCACTAAACAGAGTATGTTTTCAATCTTCTTTCTGCTCACTTAGGTTCATACCGCTTTCATTCTCCTGTCTCTTAGTTAGAAACGAATCACAGGTCTGTATAATTCCACTACTTTTCAACAACTCTTCTACGAGCTGCTTTCGTTTTTCCGAAGGCAAACTACGGTCTCCGTTAGTTCTATTAGATAATAGTAACCAACCTAAGAAACACTTTAACGAACAGAAATCAAGAGAGCCACTGCCCGTATACCTAAGAGATTCGAAAGACGTAATGAAACTGGAACAACCTTCTCCAGTTTCTCCTTTAACAATATGCGTTCCAAGGTCGTCAAAAAAGACCCATCCTTTTTCCGCATGAACATCGAGAGTGATCTTTCCACACCACTCACACTTATGTGTTTCAACTATCATTTTTCATTACCTCCTTTAGAAATTAACTGACTTACCTTGAAAATACTAACCAACTGAAAAACCGTGTTTGGTCAAAACTTGTTCCACACCTTCTTCACGATCAACTAATACTACTATCTTAACCACTTAAATGTGGGGAAAGTGATCCTTGACGGTTTGGATTGCTTTCACCAAAGAACGCCCAGTCGTTGCTACATCATCTATGATAGCTACTCTTTCATCTTTCTCTGTAAGCTGACCTTCAATCCATACTCCGTGGATAGCAGCAACCTCGCCACTTACGGGTCAGTTTTTGGCTAGGCTTAGGATGTCATTTGCTATTAGGTCAATGAAGTCAATTTTCCTCTCTGTCATCGTTGGTGTCCTTATTTACCAAATACAGTCCCGTGCGATTTCAACTAGCCGGACAAATACCTCATCTTTGACTTGTTCTTCTAAGGGAAGTTTATTGTAAGGCACTAAGTCTGGATGAATTTTGTTTTCTGGATCATATTTTTCGCCATACTTCCATCCCATTTTCAAGGTATTTCTTCATCCATGAGTTATGAGCCTCTTCGGAGTTTTGAAATTTCTTTTTACCAGAACACAAGTCCGCAGTTAAATCCCTGAATTGCTCTTTAAATTCCTTTTCCCGCTCATCCCATGGTTTTGGAATGACAGGACACCGTAATTGAACAGCGTGTAACCTAGCCCCTTCATAAACAAACTTTGCTCTACGTTCATTTAGGTCTATTATATACCTCTCTTTCATCAATAAAAATCTTTCTCAATAATCCCTCCTCTTTACCTGTCTTCCTTCTTGTGGCACAAAAATCATGGCCTGATCTTCCTCTGTTGGCTTTTTATCTACCATAGGACAATCCACAATCAAAAACTCAGAAAACGGGCAACCTTCCTTGAAAAAACAATTGTCGCAAGGACGCTCTACAATATCAGGAAGGTCTGAACGCATTACCATAACCATCTGTATGGCAAATACTTGTTCTGACATAGTTACACCGCCTTTATCACTTTCTTTTTCATAAGTTCTTTCAAAAATATCGGGCTTGCGGGGGTATGGCTCGCCATTAACACCAAAATGATATAATCCTCTTTAGTTGCTCGCATGATACCCTTCAGTGTTGAAATTAGCAAATCTCCATCGCTGGCTTTAGCAAAACGACGCCCGCTCAATTGTAAGGCCTCTAATAGCTCAGGTGTAAATTCCCCATCCATTGCTCTGCTTTTTACTATAACCGGCTTTTTTCTATATGTATCCATCTGCCTATTCCTCTTTTTGTTTTTCCTTCAACTTTTTAATCAATTCACTTGCTTTAAAAATACTAACTAATTGATAATTGTGCTCGCTTAAGGCTTCTTTCGCCCCTTCCTCACGATCAACCAGGACCACGACCTTAGCTATGTTGATATGAGGAAAGTGGCCCTTGACAGTTTGGATTGCTTTCACCAGAGAACGCCCTGTTGTTGCCACATCATCTACAATAGCCACTCTCTTGTCTTTCTCTGTAAGCTGACCTTCAATCCATTTACACAAGCCGTATTCTTTAGGCTCTTTTCTGATGATAAAAGTACGATAGTAACCTTTGCCCGCAAGTGCTCCAAGTATTGGATCAGCACCAATTGTAGGGCCACCAACTGCATCAACCTCTTCAATTACATCTCTCATTATCTCAGCTATAATTGACGCTCCTTCTGACGAAGTTGTAACCATTCTAGCATCAATATAGTAGGTACTTTGACTACCGGACGAAAGTTTAACATCATCGAAAATTAGAGCATAATCAATCAATAATTGTTTTAATCGGCGCTTATGCGCGGCGTCAGTACTTTTGACTTGTGCACGTGGCCGAAGATAATAGTGGTCTCCTTTATCAACAAGTCTCCGCATTAAGATTCTTTTCTTGACTCCGTGTAAGTTATACCAAGACACGCCACCATCAAAGTGCGTAAAACGTTCTTGCACTTTGCCGCACTGCGTACAAATTCTATAAGCGCGTCTAAATTGAGGAAGTTCTACTTCTTCGAAACATTCAGTACCTGAATATTTGTACACATATTTCCAGCGGTGCCATAAATGTAACATTTCAACCCCCTGAGCACTTTCTTCTTTTTCTAATTTGAGCCTGCAAGGCCCCTTCCCTCTGGGTAAGAGAGGATGTCAATACTCTTCCTCTTTATTAGCCTTACTTTTCTTATACTTTTCCCAATACCAAGGCCCGTGACCCAGCAGTGAACAAAATTCATCAACAGTAATTTCATGCTTCCATCCTTTAACATAATTCGCTAAGTAAATTTTAGGTCTATCTTGAATAATCCTTTCTAAAGCCTCTTCTTCGCGTTCATGCTCAAACCATTCAGTTCCCCATCCTATCACTCTTTGTATATCAGCTATTTGCTCACCTTTTTCATCAAGGACGAGTAAATTCCGGTTTGTGAAAAGGAACACTTCTTTAATCATGGTTTACCTCCTTTGAGTCAACCCAATTTTCTGCTTCCTCTCTAGTCAGGAAGAAATGAATTCCTCCTGCACATTCTTGCCATCTATCCTCACACCACTCATGTGCTACCACTTTTTCTCCGGACCGGTAAATCGCAGTAGCATAGTAATTTTCTACTTTTACCTCATCTGCTCCTTCGATTTCCAAACAAATAGCATATTCTGCTCTATACTTTCTTGTTGTAGCACATGACCGGCGAGCTTCTTTAGGGATAAGGAGTTTGACGATGTGGCCGTTTTTCTTTCCCCAACCAATTAGATCCCCTTCTGGTGCTGGGTGGATACCCACGGTTAAATAATTTATTCTGATATCCCTGAGATTAGCTCCCGTGAGATCAGCGCCTGTGAGATCAGCTCCTCTGAGATCAGCGCCTGTGAGATCAGCTTCCTTAAGATTAGCTCTCCAGAGGTTAGCTTCCCAGAGATTAGCTCCTCTGAGATTAGCTTCCCAAAGGTTAGCTTCCCAGAGATCAGCTCCTCTGAGGTTAGCTTCTCTGAGGTTAGCTCCCCAGAGATCAGCTCTCCAGAGATTAGCTCTCCAGAGGTCGGCTCCTCTGAGATTAGCTTCCCTAAGATCAGCTCTTGTGAGATCAACTCCTCTCAAATCAACCTCTTCCAGATTAGCTTTTGTTCCCTTTTTTCCTGTCAGCCACTTTTCGTGGTTCTTTAATATTTGCGCTAATTCCTCCTTATTCATGTTTTCCTCCTTCTACTATTTATCTAACCCCATGCTTCTGCTTCTTCTCTAGTCAGAAAGAAATGAATTCCTCCCGCACATTCTTGCCATCTATCCTCACACCATTCATGTGCTACCACCTTTTCTCCAGGTCGATAAACGGCGGTAGCATGACTATTCTTTACTATTACCTCATCTGTTCCCTCTACCTCTAAACAAATAGCATATTCTGCTCTATACTTTCTTGTTGTAGCACATGACCGGCGAGCTTCTTTAGGGATGAGGAGTTTGACGATGTACCCGTCTTTCTTTCCCCAACCAATTAGATCTCCTTCCGGTGCTGGGTGGATGCCCGTGGTCAAATAATTTATTCTGGCATCCTTGAGATTAACTCCTCTAAGATCAGCTTCCGTGAGAATAGCTTCCTTAAGATTAGCTTCCCTAAAGTCAGCCTCTGTGAGATTAGCTTCCCTAAGATCAGCTCCTGTGAGATCAACTCCTCTGAGATCAGCCCTCGCGAGATCAGCTTCCTTAAGATTAGCTCTCCAAAGGTCAGCTCCTGTGAGATTAGCTTCCTCAAGATCACCTTCCGTGAGAATAGCTTTCCTGAGATTAGCTCCTGTAAGATTAGCTCTCGAGAGATCAACTTCCCTGAGATCAACTCCTCTGAGATCAGCCCTCGCGAGATCAGCTTCCTTAAGATTAGCTCTCCAGAGGTTAGCTCCCGTGAGATCAACTTCCGTGAGATCGGCTCCTTGGAGATCAACTTCCGCGAGAATAGCTTTCTTAAGATTAGCTCCTATGAGATTAGCTTCTCTAAGATCGGCTCTTTGAAGATTAGCCCAGCTAAGATTAGCTTCTCTAAAGTTAGCTCCTGTAAGATTAGCGTCTTTAAAGTTAGCTTTTCTCAAGTTAGCCTTTGAAAAATCAACTCCTTTTAAATCAACTCCTCTTAAATCAGCTTTAGTTCCTCCTCCCTTCCCTGTCAACCACTTTTTGTGTTCCTTTAATATCTGCGCTAATTCCTCTTTATCCATGTTTCTCTCCTTCATTTAATTTCTTCAACTTCTTCCAACTTCATTTGATACATTTGATTGCCTTGTAATTCTACGGGAAATGGAGAAGCATCGCCATCTTTGTATCGCCCTCGTAATACCTTTCCTATAGGCAACCTATAAGGATTACCTTTGATTACTTTGAACCAAAGAGGAAACACTTTCGCTAACCACTCATTTTTGTGGTCCTTCACCGTATAACCTCCTCAGTGAATTTCCAATTGAACAACTTTAAACTCTCCATTCTCCAGCTTCAATGGAGTAGCTAGGATATAAGGAGACACACTTACATCTCCTCCTGTAAAGGTAAGTGAATTTTTGACATCAACACAAGGTATCAATCTCACAGCTGTATCATCAGTAAAAACTATTACTGCTTCGGGCCAATCACTGGTATCAATCCTTTTGATAGTTTTGTTTGTCAAAAACTCCTTCACTGGTTTAAGTG